CTATTTGACCCTGAAAGGATTGGAGGCCAGGCAGTGGGTCTTGTCGGGGACAACGCCGCCAAAGGGGGCCTTCACGGTCCAGCACGTCTCGAGGACGAAAGCACCCAGGGGCAGATCAGAGCAGCGGGGATCGGATGGGGCCCACCAGTCGAGGGTCAACGGATCGGGGCGGGTTGCATCAGGGCGGTAGGTGATTGGTCCCCCACGCGCCTCACAGACGAGGCGATTGGTGTCAATCGAGCGGGCAACGACCGTGTAGACCCCACGAAACTCTCGCTTTGCACCGCCCTGCCAGCGCAGCTCGATAGGCTGGTCGCTCTGCTCATCCGGGACGAACATCGTCCCCTTGTCGTGCCAATAACTGGCCGGAACCAACGCCAGACCAACGTAGGTCAGAAAGAACGGCATCACGATCCAGCCCGAGATCAACAGCCGCAACCATCTCATTGAAAGAACCCCTTGATCCGCTCCCAATTCACGATGACCGTCCCGACGGTGACCGCGCACCATAGAAGGATTTGGCCGAACCATTTGAGCGCCTGGAGCTTCTCGACGAACGCGATCACCTTCTGCAGGGTAGCAACCTCGTCCTTGGTGAACACATACGGGTCAGATTCCCCCGATGCTTCGAGGGCTTTCTCAAGAGCTTTCGCCAGGGCATTCACATCGGCCATTCAATCGTCCTTCAGTATTCACGCGCGACCGCATGGCCGGTTTCAATAAGCAGCTCGTTCACGTTGGTGCCGTCGTCGAGGATGATCTCGACCAGGTACCGGCCATATTTGCCCTTGTCGTCTTTGAAGGTGCGGATCGTGAACCACAGGCCGGGCTCGAGCAGATCGCGAAGGAAGTCGCGGGCCGCGATACCAGCCAGGCGTTCCTCTCCGCGCATTTCCGGCGCATCGATACCGTAGAGGCGGCACGGCCCGAGCTCGGAAAGCAGGCCGAACCCTAGATCAGCGACCAGCCGAACGGTGTCGGCGTCATAGATCGGGTGCGATTTCGATGTTTCGCTCACGCGAGCGCGGTACGTGTACAGAGCCATGCGGCCAAAATGGGAGAATGCACGGGCAAAACCCTCTGGCGGTTCCCCTATTCCGGGCGCTGCGCTTGGATCATCGACCGATATCCGGCCTCAGAGACCTCGTGGGTAGCAGTCTCCACCACCCAAACGCCCGAGGATGCGGAGCTGAAGGCTATCGGGACCACCTTGCCCTCTGCCACAATGCTTGGGTTTCCCGGCATCTCGATCTCGAGAGTTTCCTTAGCCCGCCCAGCGCGGCGAGCTTCTGCATCCGCCACCGCGCGGGCTTCCTCCTGCGAACGGAACCTCTGACGCAGGCGGCGCACTGGTTCCTTGTCCCCAACCTTCACCTCAATATCCTCGCCCGCCTCAAGGTCGCGATAGGTCGCAATGACGGTGCCGGTGGCTTCGCCCAGACTGCGGCGCATTGCCCAGCGCGTGACATCCGCCTCCAAGAGCGTGATCGTGGGCGTGGGTTGGCCGGAGGCTTTGAGCCCCTCGGCCTTCTTGCCGACAAACAGGACGCCCCCCGCTGGCTTTGCAATCAGATCATGCGCCACCGCAATGCGGGTGAGAACCGATAGGTCGCTCTCGTCGATCTGGTCGATATGACCAGGTACGATCGAGGCTGCGGACTCGGTCACACCGGGATCCAGGCCATTGTCACCCGCGATGGTGGACGCGATGTCCTCGACGGTTAGGCCATCCTCCCAGGAGCGGGTTTTCTGCTGGTGGATTGGCGCGTAGCCGCTCTGCGTTTCGCCTTGGGCTTTGGCCCGACAGATCACAGTAATCGCGCGAGGCGGCGAGCTCTCCTCAACCTCATCGGCGATATACACGCCCATGTGCTTGAACTTGCCCAAATACCCCAGCTCAATCTCCACCTCGGCACCGGGCTCCGGCATGGTGAAGCGCGAGAGAGGCGACACGTTGGCGAAGGTGATCTCGGCGGTGTCGGAGACAAAGCCCGCAGCGTCGGTTACACGCACCGAGCTGAGCTGCGAAAACAGGAAGCCTGAGATCGGCACACCGTTGATCCGCACCCGGACAAAAGGTCGGAAGTCGGTCAGCCCCATAGCTGCTCCGTTTCCACCGGCCCGGTGGTGCTCAGATCAGGAAGCGTGATGCGGACGCCCGCGTCCAGGACCGCGCCCAGCGCCGAAAGGCCAGGATTGGCGGCGAGGACCGCCTCGACCTTGCCATCTAGGGTGTCGCCGTAATGCGCGGCCACAATCGCGTCCAGCACATCGCCGTCAGAAGAAACGTAGTAGAGATCGGAGACCGCCGTCATATCTCGCCATCCTCATCGTGAAATCTTGCCGGTGGGGAACGCCCTGGGACGCGAACACCTCCTGGCCTTCGGTGATGCCTTCCACCACCCAAAGCCCCAGCACCTTGCCGATGCCAGAGACCAGGGGAAGTGGCAGCCCAAGGCTTGCCTGTGTGCGCATCCGGTCAACCTGCTTCAGCCCACCGCGAAAATGCGGGTAGATCACTCCCTCGAGCTCTATCGTTTCCGGCCCATATCCAGTGAATTGAAGGGCATCGTTGGTACCAATCCGTGCCTGCCGGGCCCAGCGATACTCAGTGGACCGGCTCAGGCGCTGGTAGGTCGCATCGTCGATCGAGAATTGGAAGAACCCGAGCTGCATCATCACCTCAGCCATGGCTACCTCCCATATGGTCCGGTTGCGGGCGCTCGATCAAACAGCCCATTGCCCGCCGCTTGGCGGCTCTTGCGTTCGACCAGGCGAATGACCTCCTCCGCGGATGCACCCGCCGCATGGATGGTATAGGTGATGTGCTGCGTCACCGGGCCCGCCGCCGCTGCCGACGCCTGCGCTCCCGCACCGCCAGAAGCGAACAGAGCCTCCACCCGAGCGGCAATGCCCGCGTCCGGGGCGCTGTGCGGCTGTGTGGAGCGATTTCGGGACGCCATTACCCGAGCTGCACGGTCCATCACCGCCCCAGCGCGGCGGGGAATTGCGCGAGGACGGTCCATGAGTGAACCAACCCGATCGGCATAGCCCGCAAGCTGGCGCATGGCGCGGTTGTTGGCGACATAGCCGGAGCGGTTCTCAAATTTCAACTCTGGGCCCAGCTCGCCGGTCAAATGCCAGCCCGGCCGGAACGGCCCGCCGAGCGCATTCGCCTGCGGCTTGATGCCGTAGAGCCGCTCTGCATCGGCGGTGCTCATCGGGGTTGCGTTCGGATCGGAGCTGATATCGCCCAAACCTGAAACGCGACCGGGATCCACATAGGGTGTGACCGCGTCACCAACGGCGCTACCGATTGCGTTGCCCGCGGCCTGCGCATTGCTGATGCCCCATTTCAGCGCATCAATGACGGGCTGGATGAAGGTCATCACCGCCTGGAACTTGTCACCGATCCACGTCAGGATCGGATCGAGAGCGGCTTTGACCGCCTCCCATGCCCCGGAGATGCCGCCCGTCGCGGCCAGGCCATCAATCACCGGTTTAATGGTGGCCGTCCAAGCGGTGTTGAACACGCTGCCGATGCCCCCGACGATGGTCCCGATCGAGGTTTGCAGCGCAGACCAGGCCTGCTCAATCGTATCGGTGATTCCGAGCTTGTCCGTGATCGGCTTGATGAGATTGTTGTAGGACCAGCTGAAGATGCCACCGATACCGCCGAGAATGCGTCCAAGAGCGGAGCTCGCCGACTTCCACATGCGCTCGGCACCATCTGCGGCTTGCTGCATGTCCCCGGTGATGACACCATCGATCACATCGCCCAGGCCAGAGAAATACCCCCCGATATCACCAACGATGGGACCGAGAAGCGCACTCGCACCGCGCCACGCAGCCTCGATTGGATCAGTAATGCCCAGGGCGTCGGTCACGGGCTTGATGAGGTTGTCGTAAGACCAACGGAATATGCCGCCAATACCACCCAGAACGCTGCCGAGAATGCCCTTGGTGCCCTTCCACATCGTCTGAATGCCGGTAGCCGCGCGATCCATGTCGCCGGTGAACACACCAGCCACAAAGTCGCCGAACCCTTGGAAGTAAGTCTTCACATCGCCCCAGAGACCATCGAACCACGGGCCGACATGTTCCCAATTCTTGTAGATGAGATATGCGGCCCCGGCGATGCCCGCGACGGCCAACCCGATCGGGTTCAACATCAGAGCCGTCCCGATCGCGCGGATCCCGCCAACGACCAGCGGTGTGGCGCGAGCAAGCGAAAACAGAGCCTTGCCGAGGCTGAACACAGCGGCTCCGAACTTGGCGACACGGACGATCGTGCGCGAGGCGAGAACCGCCCCGATCACCATGCCGAAATTTTCCCAACCGCCAACCATCTCGGCGGTGCCTTCGACAACATTCCAGACGATACCGCCGATTTTACCGATTCCGGTGACGACCTCACCAATCAAGGGCAGAGCCCGCTCAACACCGTCGGCGAAGCCCTCCGCCCACCGCTGCACGTCCTCGCGGTTCTCGACCAGAGTATCGCCGACACGGCGCATCGCTTGTGTCACCACCGGCATCAGCTCGGCTCCGACGGTGTTCTTCAGCCCCTTCATCACAAGCTGGGTGTCGAGCAAGGTGTCCTGGAATACCTCCGCATCCCGTGCGGCCTGCTCGGAGAGAACATAGCCGGTGCGGCGGGCATCCTCGCGCAGCTGAACCAGACCTGCGGAGCCGTCGCGCAACATGTTCAACATGCCGATGCCTGAGCGCCCGAATAGATCGTTGGCGATCGCGGCCTTCTCGGCCTGTGTCTCTACCCCCTGAAGGCGATCCGCAATCACGCCCAGGGCTTCCTCAGGAGACATGGTGGCAAGGTTAGCAGCGGAGAGGCCGAGCGCGTCCAGCGCATCCTTCTGAGCGCCGGTGCCCTCCATCGCCAGACCGATGTTCTTCGTCATTTTCTCGAGGGCTGTGTCGAACGCGGATGTCGCTACGCCCGATCGCTCGGCGGCATAGCGCAGCTCCTGCAGCTCCTCGATGCCGATGCCGAGCTTGTCGGCGGTTTTCGCCACATCGTCCCCGAGCTGCGCCGTGGATGAGGCGAGACCAAAGATTGCACCACCGGCCAGCGTGGCCCCCACAGCGATCCGGCGGGCATTTCGCCCGATGTCCGTGGCCATGGTGTTGAAGGTCGAGCCTACACGACGCGAGGCCGCGGCGGCGCGATTCCATCGCTCCTGGGCGCGGCGCAGATCAATGAGGGTGCGCTCAAGTTTCTCGTACTCGCGATCGAGGTGTTCAACCGACTGGCCCTGACGGCGCAGCACATTACGCTGGCGATCGAGCTCCTTCTGGCGGCGCTCCACCTCTTTGATGGAGTTGCCAACCTCGTTGAGCCCCGATTTCAGGAACCCGACATTACGCTTCACCGACGCCTCGAGGACCGAGCCGATGGTGATCGTAGCGTTGAGGCGTTGGTTTTTCGTGCTCATCGTTTGGGGCCCTTCACATCCACCAGGAAAACCGGTTGAGCTTCATGCTTCGGCAGGCCCTCTAACCACCAGATGAAACGACTGACCGGCATGGCCATGATCTCAGCCGCAGACCATCCGGTGTGCCGGGCGAGCCGAAGTGACCCAGCCCGGACTTGCTCGCTGGTCAGCCGGACTGGAAAAAAGCGAGTGCGGAGGCGCAGCGGTTATACTGACGCATGGTCAGACCGCGAATGGCCTCTGGTGACTGCTCGGTCAGGTTGGCGATGATCGCCACCTCAGCGTCGCCTTTGTGAACGTGCTTCTTCTCCTGGGTAAGCTGATCGTCCACCGACGGCTCCCGCATACGCAGCTCCGAAACATCCGTCCCGTCGATCTTGGCCGGGCGCTTCATGTCCTTGAAGCTGACCGTCATGGACCCATCGTCCTCCTCAGTCAGCCAATCCGGTAGTTTCCCCTCGCTCATGTGCCCTCCTTACAGGCCGATGTTGGCGCGGTGCTCGGCGAGCTGATCCACGCCGTCGATCACGCGCACCATGTTGATGACATCGATCTCGTTGATCGTGCGCTGGCCGTGGACCTCACGGTAGTAGCGCAGGCTCATGGTGACGGTCAGGCTCGGCTTGTTGCCGGAACCCCAGGTGCCGCGGGCAACCGAGATCATCTTGCCCTGCATGTGGTGGGCGACGGCGGTGGTGGTGCCGTCCAAGCTCTCGAGAGAGCCCTTGGCCGTGAGCTGGACGGTGGAGCCGTCTTTGACGCCCCAGAGCGCAAGCACATCCGCGTCGTAGGAGGTCAGGACGAAGGAACAGGTCATTTTCTCCTGCCCCATGTCGATGTCGATCGGCTGATCCATGCCACCACCCCGGAATTCCTCGGTGGAGACCGTCAGGTCGGGAGCATTGTACTCCTCGATCTTGCCCGCGTAGCCGCGACCGTCGACGATCAGGTTCAGATACTTGAGAATGTCCTCGGCGGCCATCAGTTAAACACCTCCTCGATGTAGTCGTTCACCAGATGGGAACGGAATGTGACGTGCTCGGCGGGATAGACCGGCGTGAAATCGAAGTTGAAGAACACCTTGCCGAGCTGGATATTCGCTGCCGAATTCAGGTCAGGATCAGCCCAGCATTTGCCGCCAAGGATCGCACCCATAGCAACGAGATCGCGGAGATAGGCGTTCACGCCTTCCTCGACATCCTCGACATAGGTTTTCGTGATCCCGCGATCGACGGCCCACAGGTGTGCCCGCAAGAGCGAGTCGTTGATGATGTCGGCGGTGCGGCGGACGCTCAGGAACACCCATTTGGTGTCCGCGGTCAGCGTCCGGTTGCCCCAGAGGCGGAAACCGTTCTGCCGAATGGTCGTTGCGACCTTCTGCTCGTTGAGCAGGTTGGCGCGAGAGTTGGGGTCGCCGAGCTTGAAGTCGACAGGGCGGCTTGTTCCGATGATGCCACCGAATTCGTTGTTGGACGGCGAGGCCCAGAACCCGGTGTCATTGTCGACCTTGGCGATCAGACCGGCAACGCGGGACGAGGGCGGCATGTCGACCACGTCCGAGCCAACCATGACCTTGTGCCACGGGTCGATCAGATAGATGCGATCGGAGCCGAAATCACCGGCGGCGGTGTAGGCATCCGCGTCGGTCGTGTTGGGGCCGTCTGCGATGATAACAGCGCGGAGGCGATCTGCGATGCCATTCAGCTCGGCCACCACGGGGTTGGCGAGCCCGCCTGGGCGCTGATGTGTGAAGCCGGGCGCAATCAGGATGCGAGGGGCGTATCCCACCACGCTCTCGGCCCCCACAAGGGCGTGAACGCCCTCGAGGTTTCCGTCGACGGCGTTGACCCCACCCACGATGTTGGCAAGGGTTCCGGCCTCGTCGGCCCCTTCGTCGACCCGGACCACGATCACAACCGCGCCGATTTGGTCGAAAATGCCGTCCATCGCGCTCGGCAGAGTGCCGTTGCTGTTGCCGGTGGTGTCGAGACCTGCGGCCTCTTTCCGGGAACCCGCGACAAGAACAGGGGTGTTAAGGGGGAAGGCATCCGCGTCAGCATCGGGGGCGGTGCCCACAATGCCGATCACCGATGATTTGACCGTCTGGATCGGACGGGGACCTGCATCGATCTCAATGACCTCGACGCCGTGAAGAAATGCCATGTGGACCTCGCTTGCAGAAGTTGCTCTTTGTGGCAAGCATCACACCGGGCCGGGGGTCATTCCTCTGGCGGTTCCCCCGCATGTGCCATCCCGAGCTGATAGGCGCGGTTCATCTCACTCGCACGGCGATAGAGGCCACCCGGCGAGAACTCTTGCGGCGCATCTAGGCCCAGCGCGTGGGCGCAAAGCTCAGAGCAGAACCACCGCCCGGCACGGTGACGGCGCAGGTTGAGGAGCTGAGAGCCGACAAGGCCGCTAAAATCGTAAGGTTTCCCCAGCTCAGAGCGGAGCGTGTCGAGCGCGTCTGCCGGAGCCCACGGCACGGCGATGAACACCCACCGATCGCGCTCGAACACGATCTCTTTTCCCCTGACACCTCCATCGCGCCCGCTTGAGGACCATGACTGCCCGACCCATGCGGCATCGCCAAGCCAAGCGGGTGGGTGCTCGAGCAACTCGACATGGCTGAACGCAGAACGGGTGACCCAACGGATCACCCGATCATCGAATCGGCCCGAGCCCTTATAGAACGCGAGCGTGAGCATTTTTTCAGCTAACGGAGATTTCGTCTGCAAGCTGCATGACCTGCTCAAGCGCACCCGCCAATTCACAAAACACAGGGTTCAGTTCCAGCCGTGTTGCGGGATCGGGAATGCCAGCGATTGCGGCTTCGGCCAACCCGAAGAGGGCGAGCGCAGTGCTGGCGAGATCGCCGTCGGTGTCAAAATCATCCGGTGCCGATACAGGCTGCCCGGTAGCCTGTGCTACGCCAACGGAATAGGCCGACATCGCAACACGCACCGCCTCTTCCGTGCGGGATGCTTTGCCAGCAAGCGCATAGAGCCGATCTGGCGCGGCGGTTTGTACCTGTGCGCGAACCTTTTGCGTCACCTGTCCGAAGAGTTCATCCAGTGTCATGTTTGCCTCCTTAGAGCGCGCCAGCGGCGCTGAGATACCAGGCTGTGCCATTGAATGTGACATCAGCCCATTGATTTGTTGCGAGTGATTTCAGCCCGCCAACATCGAGATTGAATGCCCCGGCACTTGGCCGGGTGATGCGTAGGGTCTGCCCTCGGACAGCACCAACCGTGTCGAGCGTCAGGGTCACGTCAGCCGTCAGTTCCGCAGCGTGCAAGATGTTCGGGGCGCTTGTGACCGGATTGATTGTGGCATTTGCCGTCGCATAGCTGACATCAACGCCCCGGCCTTTTCCACTGATCAGATCGACATGAACCGTCTTCTCCGCGATCCGGTAACGGCAGACGATTTCAACGGGTCCGTCAAATCCGCCAAAGCTCTCTTGCGAGAACCCGCCGCGCACGGTCCAACCCGGCGGTGCTTTCACTGCAATCGCGCCCGTGGGCGCTGCATTTGCACCTGTGCCCGTCGCGACAATGCGCAGCGTGTCGTAACCAAACAGACGATTGAGCGCCTCGGGCAGGGTTTTGAGCTGGACGGTATGGTTGTTGCCATAGAGCGGCACAACCTGATCAGGCCGGTTGATCTCTACATGCACGGTTGATGCCGTGTCATCCGCATTGGATGGCAGTTTTTCCGCAGCATGGAAGCGACCCGCGAGAGACAAACGCCCGGCACCGATGCCTGAGTAAAGTGGGCTGAGATTGTTGGCCCCATCACGCGGTGCCAGTGTCACGACCTTGGCAGGGTCGATGTTGTAATCCGCGTCAACATGATTGTAGGCGGTCGGCCCCTGATTGGCGAGGTAGACCACATCTTCGACATTGGCCTCGCAATAAAGCCGGAATGTGCCACCATATCCCGACGCCTCCGGGTCTTGTCCGTTCAACAGCGCCGAGCCGCAGAACTGCGATACGATCACACCAGTGACCGGGCCATAGAGCGCGGCATTTGAGAATGCGTTCCCACAGCGGCTGGTGTTGATGGTTCCGAATTGGCAGCAGTTCGCATCCGAGCCGTGTTGGTAAAGGCCACCACCAAAGCTGTATTCGAACGTCAAATCCGCATCCGATGTATCCAGCCAAGGATAAACCGTCAGACGATTTGTGCCAGCATCCCATGCCCGGATGAAATGCCGGTGGCCGCGAATATAGATGCAATACGGGGCGTCCCCAATGGGGCCAAACCGTCCGTCAGCAATAAAGGCCGGGGGCGGCGTGTCCACCTGAATGACCTCGGTCTGCCCGGCCGATCCAGCCACCCCATCTTTTGAGACCAGTGAAAACGTCCCGTGCAAACCGAACCCGGCAAGCTCCGCACGGCGACCGTGACCCGAACCGCAATCATGGCCCTCAATCATGTCAATGACCGACATGTTGGAGTTTTCCCCTGCGCCCTGATAGTCCACCACAGCAGCGAATGCGAAGTTCTGCCCCTTGATCCGGCGGATGCGATGGCGCGGCGAGTTCTTCACCTGAACGCCCGCCACGCAGCCCAGAGACGCAAAGTTGGACCCGGAACCGGTACCGCGCACCTCGATATAGTCCCATTCGCCATCCGGGCAGTCTTTGATCGTCAGTGGTACGTCCATGTTGGTGAGACAGATCAGCTTGAGCCAGCCATTGATGTTGCGGGTCTGGCCGCCGTTTCGGCCATCCAGAACAAGCGGTCGCGATATCGCAAAGGTGCCCGATATCGAAACGGTGCCCAAATCCTTGGTGCCGATTTCGGTCAGAAACTGCTCCAGCGCGGTGGTATCATCAGCCACACCATCGCCCACCGCCCCAAAGTCGCGCGGGTGCTGCAAAACTGCGCGTTCCAGACCACGTGTGCGCGCATCCAGAAGGCCGTATGCCTCGTTCAAGGGACGCGCGACCACGGTAATCTTGTCTGGTCCATAGACGCCAATGTCGATGATGTAGCGAAACGGGATTTCGGTGCCTGCCGCAACCGATGCCAAGGGGCGACCAGCGCGAGTTTGCGGCACGCCGTTCTCGACGATCTGCTCCCCTGTACCAAGGTCCAGATCGGGGTATTGGCGCGCCGTATCCTCGGACCAGACAGCGAAGGGCGTGCCGTCCTCAAAAAGAAACCCCACTTCGCCAATGACGAAATCAACCGGAGCCGTGACCGTCGCGGTGATCTCAACGTGATTGTCTTGGGGTGTAACTGTTTCGATCTGCGCGCGCGCCACCTCATCGACCAAAGCTATCTCGGTGCCTGTAGGGTGGTATTGTCCACGCCCAAGGGCGATGTGCGAGAGCTTGCCGAGACCCCCGTTTGCAAGGGCCAACTCTACCGAGCGTTCGCCCAAAATGTTCAAAGTGGGTGTGATATTCAGGCCCATGTGATCCTCACTGACTGTATCTTTGCGCTTGGGCAGTGCCCGTCATGCGGATGGCGGCTATGCCTCCGGCGGTTATGCTCGTGACTTGCGCAAACATTTTGTGGGGTCGAAGGACATTTGCCGCCCCAAGAAACCGCAGCCCCGCGCAAATCGGGGTAACTAGAGCTACTTTTCGCGAAACGCGCGTGGGCGTCCTGATCGGCGAACCAATTCCTGCGATCCGTACCGCCGCGCTCGACGCTTGACCGAAACACGCCGCCGTTGCCTGGCGATAGCCGATCCGCAGCCCTGTTAAGTGCGATCGTTCCGGTTTTGCGAATGCAACGATAGACCGAAGTTGGGCAATTCCGAGTGATTGCGAGCCTGCAAATTCGTCGAGCGGCGAAGGACTATAAGCGTCTAAACGGAACGTATGTGGCGCATCTCCTGTTTCAAACCATTCGAACAATTCGACGTCGAAACCACGAGCTAACACGGACCGGCGAACTGCACCCACAGTACCTTTCCGGCGATGCACTTGAACGGCATCGACAAGAACCTGACGGCGGTACGCCTCGGGCCAGCTTGCATCCCAGACCTCGACCGAAAAGGCCCAGGCCAGATATGGCAGCAAGTGTTCGGGGCAGTTTTCAGCATCCCATAGGCTCTGAACGGGGTCAGCCATGCCTTGCAGGCGGGCCGAGAACTGCTCAAGGTCATATTCGACCCGTTGAGCATTGTGCGGCAGGAGGGTGGGCAGATCAAACATCACGCCCCCCCACGATCACGTCGATCGAGCTGCAATGTGCGGCCTGCGATGTTGCCACGACAATGTCGGCGGCGGGGCTAGTAAGGGTGACCTTCTGGACGCCCGATTGATGCAGCGCGGCGTGTAGGCCGGAGATCGTGATGTCATGTCCGAGGCGATGGTGCTCGGCGACATAAGCCGTCACGGCATCCTCTGCGGCTTGTCGCACCACCTCGGCGTCGGGACCTTCATAGAGCGTAAGCGAGGCGTCGAGATCATAGGCCGTGATCGCAGCCGCTTGCACAACCACCTGATCAGTCAGCGGGCGCACATCCTCATCGTTGAGCTGCGTCTCAACAGCGGTCAGAACTGCGGCGGCGGGCGTTCCGTCGCCCTCCGCGCCCAGCACGGTGACAAGGACCTGACCGGGCATCGGTGATTCTACGCCAATATCCTTGACCAGCGGCGATGCTGAGAGCCCCCAGAATACATAGGACCCGCGTGGGCCTGCCGTGGTGAAGCCTTCAAGTGCGAGTTGGACACGCGACCGAAACCGCGCATCATTCTCGAGCAGCTCGGGCACCGGCGGTACGGCGCTCTCGTCACCTTCCTGCACAATCTGCCGGGTGACACCATAGAACGCGGCGAGGTGGTCGAGCTGCGCACCCGTCGCAAAGGCCAGCATGTTGCCGCGGCCTGCATCGTCGAATTCAGCGCGGAGCAACATCTCGCGGTAAGCCCATGCTTCAAGCACCTTGGCGATCGGCTCGCTCTCTAGCGACAAGATCAGCTCGAGGCCGGGTTCCCGCGCAATGAGCCAAGCCTTGATCTCGGCCAAAATAGTCTCGAAATCCTTGCGCTCGATCACCTCGGGCGCGGGCAGCTTGTCCAGATTGATGGCTGTGAACGCACTCATCCGACCTCAATCCCTTCAATGGTGACCTCTCGGCCATCGGGCAGATAGCGCCCGCTCAGATCGATGATGATGTGTCCGGGATTGTAGCTGCGCAGCGTGATGTCCTCGACCTCGATGCGCGGCTCCCAAGTCATGAGCGCCTCGGCGGTGGCCGCGATGATTGCGAGCTTTGTGGCCGAGGAATACGGGGTATCAATCAGCTCGAAGAGGCGTGAGCCATAGTCACGACGCATCACCCGAGACCCGATCGGGGTCGTCAGGATGTCCCGGATAGACTGGCGGAGATGATCGATGCCCCCGAGCTTCCGGCCTGTGGTCGCGCTGATGCCATACATGCCACCATCTTGGAGAGGGGGTGCCCTGCAATCCTCTGGCGGTTCCCCGCCGAGCTACTTGGGTTTGCCAGTGTCAGCCGGGCCCGGAGTGATTCCACCGTGAACGTGATTGACCAGGCTGATGTCGCTGGCCACCACATCGCCCACGCCGGTGAACGTGCCGACGAAATTGCCCGCCGGAACACCGCCCGCAAACGGTCCTGGGTAGACGATACCCTTTGTGGTGTCCCCACCAGGCGAGAGCACAAGAACCTGGTCCCCTTCGTTTTGCGGGATCCAGAACTTCTGGTCCTTGGAGCCGAGCTGCGCCAATTTCAGCCAATTGCTGGGGGCCCCGTCAGCCCATTTGACACGCACTTTGTCGCCGCTGCGCTCGAGGACCGTGGCCACCATGACCATCCGCTCGATCGCCTGCATCATTTGAGATATCGAGAACTCCGACATCATTCCGCCTCGGCAACATAGTCGCCCTCATTGGCAGGGCCGATGTCCGGGGACCAGGAGGTCAATACCTGGCTCGGGGTCACGCCCTCGTCGACGAAGTAGCTGGCTCCGATGTCAGCGGCATGGACCCACTCAACTCGCCAGATATCGAATTTATCGGCCTGCGGAGCAAACTCGTCGGGATCCACGGCGATCACGGTGGCCGCGCCCCAGGCTACGCCAAGCCGGTTGCTATGAACGAACGCCGCCACCGCGCCTGCGGCCTTGACGACCTCGCGGCGAACCTTGGGCGTCCGGTGCCCCATGACAATCCGAGCCTCAAGCCTGACCAGGCAGGGAAACTGGCCGGTGTGAGGATCCTTGTCGGGATCTGGCTCAAGCTCGGACATCTGCACGATGATCGCCGGGACGGGCAGCTTCGTGCGATCCTCGTCCTCGGCGGCCACGGTTTTGAAGGTGTCGAACTCGGCGGCAAGCGTGGCAATCACGGTGTCCAGCGCAGCGCCCAGGTCAATCGGATCAGCCATCGCCAACTCCCAAAATGGTCCGCGCCCGGATTTCGGCGAGGAAGTGTTTCAGAAAGATCGAATCCAAATCGACGAACACCTCGTCCTCGAGGTAGATCATCATCCGATCGGCAACCGGCAGGCTTGCCTCTCCGATCTGCCACCGCTTCGCGCCGTGACGAACCATTACTCGACGCTTGCCGCCCAGCTTGGCGAAGAACGCGCCATGGATCATGGTCTCGCCGATCTTGACGCCACCCGCGGCTTTGACGGCACGGCCCTTGAAAGCCGACACGGGCAAATCGTTGGCCCCATACCAGAGCTTTAGAGAGTTGCGACCTTTGCCGACGCGGTACTCTTTGATGCGGCGGCGGAGCGCGGTGGCGTTGCGAAGCCCCAGCTCGGATTGCAGCCCCTTTGATGATATGCGCCTGAGCGTCCCGGCGGTGCGTTTCAGAGCCCGCCCGCGGCTGAGATCGACCTGCTTCGGCGTAGCCGCATACTCGTCTGCGATCTTGGCGAGCTCTCCATCATCGAAATCAAAGGCCAGCATCGTAGATCACATTCGGCTCGGCCAGGATCAGGGCGGCAATGCCGGTCCCGTCCAGCTCTGGCTCCTGCATCAGATCGAAAGTCTTACCCTCGATCGCGACAACGTCACCTTTGCGCACGTCCACTACATCCGCTTCCGGGCAAACAAACCGCGGGTTCGGATGATGGAGCTCATACTCGCCCAGGGCCGCGACCTCGTTCGGGTCGTCAAAAATGCCGAGGACCTCTGCCACCGTCTCCTCTCCCCGAGTGATGGCCGCACTGGTCGCAAACTCGTCGGGATCGAAGAAGGCGGAGAGGTCCTCCCAATCGGGGTGAGGCATGGCCTTACTTCTTGTCGCCCGCCTTGGCTTTCGCGTCGGCTTTGGGCTTTTCGTCGCCGTCATCATCAGCGGTCGAAAGCACTGCCTTGCCGCGATCAAAGAGATTGGTGGCCAAACCTTCACCCACCGAAAGGCCAGTCGCCTCATCGGTGCCAGGGCGCATGATCTTGCCGCCGATTGCCACAGCGGAAGTGATGTCGATGGTTACCTTGTTTTCCGCCATTGCGGTCTCCCTTTCAAAGGTCAGAACCGGGGCGGCTCATCGCCCCGGAATTAGGTGGGTTACGGCTGCGAGCCGTAGGCGAAGCTCTCGACGTTGCGGTAAGCAAAGTCGAAGTCCTGGAAGGCCACGATGCGGACACGGCCCTTCTTGGAGTGGGTATAGGGGTCGACGGTCAAGTCGAGTCCGCCCCACATCGCCGCGACCATGTCGCCGAAGTTGCCATGGAACACATCGCCGTTGGCAGTCTGGTTGGTGATCTCGGTGCGGTAGCCGTTCACCGTATTGCCTTGCTCCCAGATCGTCGCACCGCTCGTACCATCGAACTTCTCGGTGGTTTTGCAGTGGCCCCGGAACACGGCGTTGCCGATGTAGGCCATCGAATTCACATCCGCGTTGTCGGAAGCGATTTGCGACTCCATGTCCACCAGCTCGGCGAACGTCGGCTGCAGGGCAGCGAAAGCGGTGGCATTGATGCCGGGGAGGTTTTTCACCCCGAGCGGCTCATTGCCCGTGCCGGTGCCGTAGAAGCCGGTGTGATCGGCTTTCAAAGCTATGGCGATCGCCAGCTCGCGGCGGAGCCATGCCTCAACATCGATCGAGGCCTGTTGCAGCATCTTGCGGGTGACTTCGGTGTAGGCCCCGAGCGTCTTGGGCGACAGGCCCAGCATGCGCAGCTCTGCACCGGTCTCGCCAGCATCATCATCTTCGCCCAGCCAGAAGGCGGTGGCGGCGGATGCCTGACCCGGAATATCCACGTTGCCGACAAGGCCCGCCATCGGCGTAGCCATGCCCAACAGGACCGAACGGTTGCGCAGCATTTCAATGAAGGACTGCGCCATAAGGTCCGTGGCGATGGCGTTGCCACCGGTGTCACCGGCAGCGACGCCCGACGTGGCCGTATTCAGAGCGCGGCGCATGACATCCACGGGCACCATGATACCCTGAGCGGTGCGCCCCGAGGTTTGCGCGGCGGCGGCTGAGGCTTCCATTTCAAAGGCAGCGGCCTCTTGTGCGGAGCGGTCCTGCGGGTTCGCCAGTGCATTCAAGGCACGGACAAAGCTGAACTGATCAGCCTCGGCGTCGGACATACCGACATGGCCAGCGTTATCGTCCAGCGGCTCATTGCCGCCACGATTGGCGGTCTCGGTGTTGGTGACATGCTCGAGCAGGCTGCGCGTGAAGTCATCGACAGAAGTGCCGTTTTCAACCGCTTCATTCGCGAGGCGTTGCGCCGAATGCTGCTCGCCGAGGTTCAGGATTGCTGCAGTGCGCTCCTGCTCAGCCTGGGTTGCCCGGTTTACAAGTGCCTGAGTAGCACTCGCGCGCTCCAAGATTTCGAGCTCTTTGACAATGTTACCATCGTCGTCCACTTCGGCCCGGACCAGGTGACCGGCTGCGTTGCGGAGAATGCGAATGTTCATGTCGCCTGATCCTTCTGTGTCAGTTTGCGCATTACGCGATTGAGATTGGGTGTCAGTATTGGCAGGGGCCGCGGGCTCTTCCTCTGGCGGTTCCCCCGCGCCGCGCCCGACGCCAACGGTGGCGTCCGCGGGAACACTGACCATCGAAATTTCATAGGGCTCCCATTCGGTGATGGTGACCTTGTCACGCTCGCCCTCGCGCTCCTCGGTTTTGATGGCACGTACGAAATATCCGACGGAGACGTGACGGATCACACCGTCAACGATGTCAGCCCAGATTTCCTCGGCTCGTGCAGATCGCCCAAAGCGCAGGGTCGCGCGGCCCCGACGATCGCTGTCGATCGAAGCAGCCTCGACCACACCGATCTGAATATCGGTGTCGTGGTTCCAGAGAACAGCGGCACCATTCTGCAGCCGGGTCTCGAGCATCGCGCCCGCCGAGTGGTCAAGGACCTCATCGCCGAACCAGCGCGGTACCGGCTCCTCCGAACTGAACGCGACCTCGACGGTGCGAGCCTCTTCGTCAATGTTCCGCACCGCAGCCTGGCGGCGCAGCGGGGCACCGCCACGGTTGGCGTTGATCTGCTCGACAGTGATCGAGCGCGTGAAAGCCGCGCCCACCAGGGCCGAGGCCAAGCCGCTATTCGTCAGCATCATCTTCTTCATCGGAGGTCTCCTCGTTTTCGGTGGGTGGCGTCGCGGTCGCAGATGCCGCCCCAGGTTGGACGCCGAGAACGGCAGCCATGATGAACTCGTCGGGTACACCCGCGTCGCGCATCGCTTTGATGTCGGCGGCATACGTCCGCCAAGTCGTATCCGGGTCGTCGCCCCGGCGGCGAATGATCTCAGAAGGGGAAGTCAGAAGGTTGTTCTTGGCATCGATTTCGGCCTTCACATCCTTGGTCGGATCGACCCATGCCCAGCGACGGCCCTGCCAGTAGACGTTGAGATACCGCTGGATGTTCTCAGGCCGCAGGCGGATGCCATTGTGCATGACCAAGCCGCGCAAAAGCGACTGCTTCAGAGCCGCCTGGTAGCATCGGTCGATAAGGGTCTCGATCAACCACTCCTGAAGGTCCATCCAGTGGTCGCGCTCATCAAGCACACCCTGCCGGATAGAGCTGAAATTCACGCCCTCAAGGTCATTGGCGAAACTGACGTAGGCGACACCCATGCCAGCGCCCGCGCCGCGAAGCATCGCCTTATGGAATGGTCCGAACTCCCCGGTGGGATATTGGGATTTGAACTCCTTGACCTCGGCACCAGGGGGAAGCTCCTGGAATACGCCGCCCTCTGGCTCGATGTAGAGCTCCTCGTCCTCGAGCTCGTCGTCGGCTTCCGGCCCGTAGCCTTCTTTCCATTCGAAGAAACCACCGACAGACGCGCCGGTGCGGGCGCTGGCAAGCGCCGCCTTCTCAAATCCGCCGAGCATATGAAGCCGCCAAAGCGACGTCGCCGCCCAGGGCAAACCGCGGCGTTGGCCGATGATGTCCTCGAGGAACCCATGGATGATCTCGTCAGCCGGAACCCGATCGAGGCTGCGGCCATTGAAGGTATAGGCAGAGTGGCCGGGATCCCCGCGCATGAAGAAATAGGCAAGCGGTCGGCCTTCGCGGCTGTATTCGATGCCCTGTCGGATGAACCGTCCCCCCGGCATCCGCTCAACATGATAGTCAACCGGGCACCGCTGGGTGTCGAGAACCTGCAAGGCATAGCCCATTGGCCCGGCTGCGCGTCCGATGATCTCTCGGATCATGAATTCTCCGTCCTTTGCGGACGACCGCACAGCGGCCTTGCACTGCATGCGGAAGCTGCGACGCCCGGTGATGTCGCAGTTTTCCGCCCGCTGCCAGCGCCTCCACCACGCCTCTAGCGCCTCGTTGGCCGGGCGATCGAGCTCGCCGCTTTGCAAGCGAGTCTGCGCCTGAAGCGCGAACCCGCGATGGCCGACAATGTTCTGATCACATAGGCGCAGAAAATTGCGCATGTAGTCGTTCTTTTGCGCCTCTTCGCGCGACCGCGCGACCAAGACACGCTGGTGGCGCTCGATCACTTGGTCGGCGGTGAGCGGTGTCGTCGTCCAATTCGCGGTCAACCGATCGGTGATGGCGGCATCGAACGAGCGTGTTGCGCGGATCGGACGGCCTGCAGCAGAGCGGCGGCTGACCTTTGGGATGGAGCTCTCGCGGATTTCCGGTTCGATTGTCGGCTCCGAACGCTGTGTCTCCGCATCCCGGCGTGATTTTCCCAGACCAAACATCAGCTGCTAAACCTCACCTTGACCTGTCGGCGGACCAGCTTCTTGTGCCGCCCGCCGGAATTGAGCTCGGCCACCTCTTTCTTGTAGCGATCGCGCAGCATCAGGAGATCGGCGATCGAGGTGCGGACCAGGGTCCGTCCATTGATCGTGTAGCTCTGCTGATCTCTCGTGGCGCGGCCCTCGATCACGGCCTCGATTGCGGCGAGCGTTCGCTGCGCATGGCCGCGTGGGTCGTGATCCTCTTGGATGGCTACCAGGTCGGCGGCGATTGCGACCTGACCGGCCTCGACCTCATGGACATCATCACCAGATGTTGCCCGCACCGACACAGCATAGAGACCAGGCTGCCAGGCTTCGGTGGTTGCCGCTGTCTCCGCGAACACATGCGCGGTACCGGATGCGACGGCGGTCAGGTCGATCGACGCGGGTCCGCGCAGGATCGCGGTCAGCTCCCAATCGGAAGCCGGATAATCGTCGGTGACCACCTCGCATTTCAGGCTCAGGCCTGCGGTGATCGATGTCGGAAAATTCTGGAGCAAACCCTCACCACCCGTCGCTGTTCGGCCCTAAGCCGCGGCCACGGGGTCGGCGGGACCTTCGCCGCCTAGTCTTGCGGGGCTTGGCTTGCGCTTCCTCTGGCGGTTCCCCCGACGCACTGGCGTGGTCGGCGGTTTCATCTGCGGGCCGGAGCCGCTTCAAGCGGATTGGAATGTTCGGGTCGAGGTTCTTCAACGCAGCATACGCATATACCCGGCAATCCAAAGCCTCGTTGCGATCGCGGGTCTTCTTCCATTCTCGGATGGGGAACCCGCGCACAAAGCGCGTGACCAGGCGCTCGGCGGTGAGTTGGTGAAACCACTCAGGATCCCGATCGACTGGAACGTGGCAGTATCCCTTACCCGGTTTCTCCTGCTTGAAGCGCCTCTGAACGACAACCTTCGCCTCGTTAACGCAGATCGTGAACAAGGTTACTGGCCTGCCTCTCTTGCCGGATCGGGATTTTGAAGGGGCCGAGATGATAGGTTTTCCCCATCCCTTACCGCCTTTGATGGCAAAGATATTGCGCCGCTGCTTTCCCCGGAGCTGCTCATACGCCGCCTGAGTGAGACCACCCGAGCCGCCGGTGTCGACGCAGGTTGCCGCGATTTTCATACGCGCCCCGGTCTCATGCTCCCAAGTCTGGTCCAAATATTCGAATAGCTGGTCCCACACCTCCGGCTTCAAGGGGTCGCCCCAGAACACCTGGTGGTCCAGGCTCCAGCTTTCCTCGCCCAATCCCCAGCCGACTCGCTCGACCTCTAGCCGGTCTTCCTGCATGTCCACGCCGCAGGTCTGGAGGGCCACGCCCATCGGTATCTTCTCGGGCATGGGCGTAGCCCGCGCGATCAGCTGATCGACCTCGAGCGTTTCCGCATCCTCCTCCCAGGCTTCGGCCAAGGACACGTTTACGAAGGCCTGAAGGTCGCCCATGGCCTTCTTGTCGAGAAAGGACTGCACCACGTCCTTCAGGCCGACAAAGCAGGAATACAGCTCGCTCAGATGGTAAGACGCATGGCCGCGGAACGGCTTGCTGGCTTTCCAGCCATGCCCGAGTGCCTCCGCGTTCTTGATCGCCTCCACCCGGTCGTCGTCGTCCCAAATGCACCCATTGGCGCGGCATTCGTAATAGGCGGTTTCGGGTAGATGGGTGCCGTCGCTGGCCTTGTCCCATTTGACGTTTGACCATTCCAGGGTCTGGGCCTCACCACAATGTGGGCACCCGACGTGATACTTGCGCTGGTCTCCCTCCTCGTAGGAATTGTCGATGTGCGATGACCCCTTAAAAGTCGGGGTCGAAATCTCGAGCAGACAGACCTGGTCAGCCATGAACTTCAGATATGAACGCGCCCGTTGCCACAGGAGGGAAACAGGGTGGCCTTCTGCCGTGCGATCGTATCCATCGGTTTCGTCGCAAACGATGAAGGGGGCGGAGATGCCGCGCATGGTTTTCGGTGATCCTGACCAGGCGAAAATCATCTCCCCGCCGGGGTAGGATTTCATCTTCGTGTTGTTGACGCCCTTGCGACCTCGCGGCTTTGCGATCCGCTCCTGCAGCGCAGGCGACGCCTCAACCAGGGGGTTGAATTTGGTGTTCAACCACTTCTGCAGGTCGCCCTCCGACGCCTGCATCATGATCTGATTTATGGGGTCATGAACAATCTTGTAGGCTTGGGCGCAAAGCGCGAGCTGCGTCTTGCCAACCTGAGCTCCCCATTTCAGCGTGATCCGGTGGCACTCCGGGTTCACGGTCATGTCCAGAGGCTCGCGCTGATATGGTGCGTTGTCGAAGCGGATCGGCCCTGAGATCGCTGCGCCAACGGGGATGCGAACTCCACCATCGCTCTCCGCCCAATCGGACGGCTTCAATTCCGGCGGCGGAGCAAGCGCGGCAAACGCGGCGGTGGCAACCATGAGCGCGGCGGAACCAAAGGGCCAAGCCATCAGCTATCCTCCACCAGGTCTGCCGGGTTCGTCGATGCCAACGCCTGGAGGGATGCCGCGATTTCCTCCTTGGCAATGGCCTTGATACTGGCCTCTTTCTTCTCGGTTTTGGTGCGGGCGGCGATGCGTGTGGGGGCGTTGTTGAGCAGCTTGGTCTTCACCTCCGACATGACCAGCTCGAGCGCGTCCTTCATCTCAACCGCATCGACCAGGTCGCCGCGCATCTTCGCGGCTTCCATCTCTGCGATGTCCGCCTCGGCCTTGGTCTTTCGCGCCTTCTCGACATGGTAGTCGATCCGATCGGGGTCATCGTCGCCCTCGCGCGGGGCAAGTCGGTCCTGCAAATATGCGATGTAGCCTTGAACGGCGGGGGCGAGCTCATACCGCCCACGCTCTGCTTTTGGGATCACCCCCTCCTTCGAGAGTTGCTGCACCCGACGCTCGGTCAGGCGCAACAGCGCAGCGATGGTCTTAACCGGATAGGTTGGGGTGCCCGCGTCCGCCATTCATCACACCCGCTCCGCGTTGGCAGCCTTGCGCTGAGCATTCAGGTCGTTGAACCGCTCCCCGCTCTCTTCGAGCACAGCCTCACCGCCGGTGAAGTCCTGCCAACGGCGGACTATGACATCCGCAAATCGAGGGTCCAGCTCCATTAGCCGGGCCTTCCTGCCGATCTTCTGGGCCGCAATCATTGTGCTGCCGGAGCCGCCGAACGGGTCAAAGATCAGATCACCGCGACGGCTGCTGTTCTTCAGATACTCAAGGATCAGTCCCACCGGTTTCATGGTGGGATGTTCGGCGTTTCGCGCGGGCTTTTCGTGATGCAGGACCGTGGATTTCAGCTCCTCGACCTTCATGTTGTCACCGGACACCCGGATATGGCCAGAACCAGTGTCGATCAGGAGGGCTCCATCCTCGGCCAGGATGAACGGCATGTCCGGGGCATCGACAACCGTGGTCTGTTTGCGCCCACCATACCAGCGATGCGCGGCCCCAGGCTTCCAGCCGTAGAGGATGGGCTCATGCCGCCATTGATAATCCGAGCGCCCGAGCACGAGGCTTGGCTTCACCCACACCAGGCAACCGGAGAGTTTGAAGCCCGCCGACGTGAACGCCGTGCGGAATGGCAGGCCCTCGGTGTCAGCGTGGGCGACATAGATCGCGGCCCCCCTCTTCATGACGGAGAACGCGGTGACAAAGGCGTCGGTCAAGAACGCGAGGAAGGCATCGCCGTCCATGTTGTCGTTCTCGATCCTCCCGGCAGTGCCCTCGTAGTTGACGTTATACGGTGGGTCGGTCCAGCACATGTCGATCCGCTCCTCGCCCACCAGGGCCTCGACATCCGTGACCACAGTGCTGTCACCACACATCACGCGATGATCTCCACAGATCCAGACATCGCCAGGGCGAGAGGTGTGGAACTCACCGAATGGTGGCACCTCGTCATCCTCGGTGTTGCCTTCCTCCTCGAGCCCATCGGTGTCGAGAAAGAGCTCGTCCAGCTCCGATCGGTCGAACCCGATCACGTCCAACTCGAACCCAAGGTCGCGCAGCTCCCCCAGCTCGAGCTTCAGGAGCTCTTCATCCCAGCCCGCATTCTCGGCGAGCTTGTTGTCGGCGATGATGTAGGCACGACGCTGCTCGTCCGACAGCCCGGCCAGGCGCAGGCACGGCACCACGCCCATGCCCATCTCCTGCGCGGCCAGCACCCGGCCATGCCCGGCGATGATGGTGTTGTCCTCGGCGATCAGGATCGGATTGGTGAACCCAAACTCCTTAATTGAGGCCACGATCTGCGTGACCTGCGCCGGAGAGTGCGTCCGCGAGTTGCGGTCGTAAGGAACCAGGTCGCCAGGGGGCAATCGCTCGAGATCGGAGTAGGAGATCAGGTCAGACAAGCGCCCCTCCCAAAACGAAACGAAATGGAAAAACCAGGCCACGCAGAAGTATTTTTTTGCGACGTCGGACACCCACTAGGCCTCCCCCCAGGGGAAGGACCCGTGATTGCCGGGGATCAGAACGGCTGATCATCGTCGTACCTCCGATCGATCCGCGCTCGCTGGATTGCCGCATGCAATGCATCGGCTGAGACGATGAGGCGGTGGTCGCCATGATCGATGGTGACGCACGGCCCACCATCGTCCGTGGTCATGTCGGCGGTAGTCACGACAACCTGGTCGCCCTCGGTGTCGGCAATATACGCTTGAACCTTCATGTCGCACCTACCGCGAGTGCCAACGGTGAGACCGAGCTGCGCAGGTTCGCGCGACGGCCAAGCCGACACCAGCGCTGCATGCATGCCGCATAGATGCGAGGATCAAGCTGACGGGGAGCAACGTGCTCAGGCCACACACCTCCCATCAGCGCGGCCCCTGTCTTGGTGAGGGTGGAACCTCGCCGCCTGTGCGCCGTGACTTCACCGCAACCTGTGCCTTGTCCACCAGCTCGACGCGCTCAACGTCAAACCAATGGGACTGCGGCTCTTTACCGTCGCCTGCTTTGGGTTGAACGAGGATTTGGTTGCAGCCCGAGATATACTCGATGCGCCCAATGCACACACCTTCGTAGCCGGTGATGGTGTCCCGAACTTTGTCGCCGCACTCAATGCCCTCATAGGGGTCATTGGCCTTGGCGTCTCGTTTGAAGATTTTCACTCTGGTTCTCCTTCAGTTGGCCGCACGGAGCTGCTCTCGCAGCACAGCGTAATCGGCGATCATGACGGCCAAGGCGCTGCCCTCTGGTAGGGCCTCGAGCTCGTCGGCGGCTTGGGCAAGGAAGTCAGGGCTGTAGGCTTTCACCAGCCCAGGTCCGGTCCCGCCCAAGTCAAAAGGTTCCGTCGCGCATCCGGCGAGCGACAGAAGCGCGATCAGTGGCAACACGGCTGCCCGCATCCTGCATCCTCCTCATTGTCTTGATGGTTTCGATTTGCCGCCGCGACCGTTCGGCCTGGCGACCCTCTCTCTCCTTCACCATCCCGTAGCCTTTGACACCGGCCAGGATGGCGAGCCCAATCATGAGGTAGCGACCCCAAACCGAGCGCGTGAACGCTGTGGCGAGCCAACCGATCATTTGATCCGCCTCCACGCCTTCCACAGAACGAAGGTCACAAAAATAACCAGCACAGCAGCCCATGATGCGAGCAACCCGACAATGATCGGCAACCAATCCCAAATCATCGCGCCAGGCTCCGATGCTCTCGCGCGTCGCGCAGGCGGCGCTTACGCGTAGTGTGACCAAGTGCGCGGAGGGCAATCCATGCCAGGACACAGAGGCCACAGAGCAAGAGAGCAGGCCAATGCTGCGTCACCAGGCCGGTCAGCGTCCCGAGCGCCCCTGACGCCGCATCCGCCGCCTGCGTGGCCTGTGTGGCGATGCCAGCGATACCGCCCAGGCCCACCAGGTCGCCGACACGGGCGGTCATGAGGGCGTCCTTGGCGGTGCCGCTCTCCGCATCGATGTCGGCTTGTGTGACCTTGCGCGGTGGACGTGGCTCGGCCTCTGACAACGCCCGCCAGGTCATGGCACCGGCCACCGCGTCTGTGGTCAGGTCCTGATCGGCCTGGAAGGCCAGCAAGGCGGCGCGGGTCAGCGGCCCTAAATGCCCGTCCGTTCGCCCGCTGAAATACCCTAGCTCAGCAAGGTCGGCCTGCAGCTCGGCGACGGCGACACCCCGATCGCCGAACCGGAGAGTGGGCCGGTTGGTCTGCACAACCTCTTCAGCCCCGAGCATCATGCGGATGCGATAGCGCATGTAATCGCCGACGGCGCGGGCCCCGCGGACATCGCTCTTCCAGGGCAGCCGGGCAATATCCCATTTGCCGCGCTGCACAACACCCAAGGTGGGCTGAACCTCTGCGTGGGTGAGCACCGTCTGCGGCGTCACCGGGATCCCGTATTCGAGGCACAGACCCGCGATCATCTGGCAGAACGCGTTGAATTGCTCCTCAGTCAGCGGCGACGGCCCGGCATCGAACGGGTGTTCTTTGGCCCCACGCATCCCGCACATGGCAACACCGATCGAGCCGGTATTGAGGCGCAGCGTGTGAGCGGCATAGTCCCCATCGGAGGTGACAATGTTGTCCTCGATTGCCTCGGTCCCATGCACCACCGTGCCGTCGTGCTCGACCAAGCGATGGTAGTGCTCGCGATCATCGGCAGAGGCACGACCGCCTCCTGCCGTCCAGTGCGCAATGATGCGCGTCATTCGTCTGTCAGCCATTGGCGACCTCCTGCTCTGTGGTTTGCCCCTCGGCGATGATTTCTCTGATCCGGTACCGCGACATCTCGTAGACATCGGCGATCTCCTCGATCGGCACCCCTTCACCCGCGGCGCGGATGATCTGTCGGTTGCGGTGGGCCTTCTCCATGGCCTCCAGCGTTGATGGCTGAAGGATCATGCCGGAGAAGGCGTAGGAGAGCTTTGACGCATCATCCCAACCGAGCATCTGGACCAGCTTGTGGTCCGCGGGCAGACGCTTGGGGATATAGATGCAGGCCCGCCAAGGCCGGGATCCCGAACGGGGGAGCTGGCGCACGAAATCGAGGGCCTTCTCGCGCCCGATCGCCTCGGCGATCTCTGCGACGGACTCGGGGAGTTTTGAACAGGGCTTAGGTGGCATCGAATTTCCCCACCTCATTGCCCCACACCGTCCAACCGGGCCGGAACTGGCGCGAGAACAGCTCAATCCGGCGGGCATCGGGCATCAGGTTCTCTGCCGCCTCGAACGCCTCGTCGGGTTTGCGTGAGTGCTCGCGTACCTTCGCCTCAATCGTGATGGTTCCGGTCGGCCAGGGACCGCCCCCAAACTCGGAATGGAAGCCGTCGTCGAATGTAGCCACCGTCGATCGTGTGGCCTTGGTCGTCTTCGGAGCCCCGCGGGTGGCAATCAGGAACGGCTCGTTTGAACTGCGCAGCACGTAGCCGGTGCCGAAGGCCTCCTTGCCACGGGTGGTGCGCTTCACCCATGTTCCCGCCGTCTTGTACTCGAACCCCCACGCCTCAATGACGCGCAGAGCGTCGGGCAGCATCGGGTTGGTGGCCCAGAGCCAAAGCAAGCAATCCGCTGCGGCAATGGCCTCGACCGGCAAAGCGCAGATGGCGTCCGTATCTTCGCAGGAATAGTGCGCCTGCGGAGCCTTCTCTTCACCGGCCTCGGAACGCAGATCAAAGCGCCAGGGCGGGTCCGCGACAATCATGTTGAAGCCACCGTGCGGGCGCATGTCCAGGAACTCACGAAGGGCGCTCATAGCATCGCCTCCTGTGAGCCGGTTGCGCCCAGCGCCTTCGCTCCAATGACAGGCTTGCGCCATTGCCGACGGCGGAGCTGGTCGATCATACCCGCATGAATGGCGGGGGCAGGAAGCTGTTCGCAGATAGCCTGTGTCAGCGGCTCCACATTGGCTTTGCCGATCACCTTGACCTGGGTGAGACGCGCCATGTCGTAGAGCTCGTCGCGCCAAAGGGTCCCGCACATGCTGTGGGGGCACAGCAAACGCGACTCACGCGCGGCACACGGATCGTAGCGGCTCTCATCGCGCAGTTGCTCATATCGATGTCCGTGTTTCGTGGGGATGCGCTCCCCGAGCTTGGTCGCACGATTGAAAGCCCGGACCTTGCCCTCCCAGAGCTCCAATCGTCCCCAACCTCGTGGGCGCTGGGCGTAGCAACGATCCTGCAGGTCAGGCGAAGGCAGGAGCCACATACGGCGACACACGCGCCCATAGGCCATACCCTGCAGCTTCAACCGCGCTGGGCTGTCCCCGTCGCCCTTGATCTCAACACCCACGATCTCCGTCTCGGTGATGGCGGCGACATCGACCAGAGCACCGCCCCAATCGGCAACGCTCAGCTCAGTGACGATGATCGCGCCAGGATAGGTTTCTGCCAGCCAATCGACGGCCAAGGGCAAGAGCTCAGGAGCCTTCATACTTCGCGCACCTCCACGCCCTGGGCGGCGGCAACAGCACGGCGGACCTCATAGTCCCGCGTGGGCATCCCCTTCGCGTCTTCGTAAATGGTCAAGCCGGTGGCGACTTCCACATAGCCAAAGTCCACCGTGATCCGCATCTGCCGCCCCTTGCGGGCCAAGAGAGGACCGTCACGACCCTCGAGCGGGACAACGACCTGACGGCGCAGCTCGATAATTTCCCCAGCCTGCTCCAGGAGCTTCAGCTCCGCCCAGCGCTTCGCCTCACGTTTGCTATCGAAGGTGATGCCATCAACCGTGATGCGCTGGGCGCTGTATTTCTGGCTCTTGGGCTGCTCCTGCATGGCGCGGAGCTCGGCTGCGGACATGCGGTCTGTCATTCGAGCTCCATCATGGTGGTCAGCTCGTACTTGGCCGAGGTCTTATTGAACTTGACGGCAACGGCACGACCGACATCGATGCCCAGCGCGGCTGCAAGCTCATTCAGGAACTGAAGAACGTTACGCATCCGTGCCGTGAAGGCAGCCATCAGGGCCGCGGTCACAGCCTTGTCAACGTCCTGAAGGATTGCCATGGACACTTGCCCAACGGCCCAATCTACCGCGAGAGCCAACTCCAAGGGCTTTCCGTCCGGTTTGGGCGGCTTCGTTGTGGCAGGGTCCTCAAGCTCAATCCGAAGCTCACAGGCTAGGAGGTCCAGCGAGATCACCGTGTCCCCGATCTCGTCCGCCACATCCTCGAGCGTGAGAGTTGAACCACAGATGCCGCGCTGGGCGCGAACCAGCTTTTTCACCGCCCCAGCCACCTCTCCGGCTTCGTCTGCCACCTCGAGGGCGCGAAACAGGATGTCCGCCTTTTCGTTCCCGGCCCATTCGTCCTGGCGGGCGACGTTCGCGGCTCGGAGCTTTTTGAAATCAATGGTCACTTGCGGGTCTCCTGCTTTGCCTTGAGTTGCTGACCCGCGAATTTGAGCGCCCGAGCGATGTCGGCTGCGACCGGGTCAGTCGCGGCAAGGCGGTATTGGAACTGGTAGGCCCCTTGGATTTCATCGAGACTGTGGAACCGGGTGGTGCGCATCACCGGCATGATCAGCCCAGGGCGCGGGGCCGTGACCACGCAATCACCTGCGTCCAGATCGACGGTGACGGTGACCTCTCCGAAGGTGGTGCCGTTGGTGGCCGGGTCAGCATGGATATTGCTCATAGCGCCACCCCCGCTGCCCGGCACTGCTCGACGGTCACAAGCCCACGCGAGACCAGCTCACGCGCGGACGCTGCCGACACATGACGCCCAACCCACGAGTGACCCTCGCGGATCGACTTGGCGCGTTGCTCAAGGATCACATTCGGGCTCACCGGCTTCTCGGCGGTGGCGAACTGCAACCACCGCTTCTGCTCCACCCAATTCTCAGAATAGGCGATGTAGCGTGGGTGGTTGCCCTTCTGCTCGGCGGCGTAGGCCTTGGCCCCGGAGAGGATGGCGTCGCAGCTCGCACCGTCCTGGCAAACCGCCTTCTTCAGCGCAGCCTCGGTCTTTTCCCGATCACCGGCCCGAGGATAGACCGCGAAGAACCGATCAACGAAATCATCATTCAAATCGCTTGTCTGCGGGGCGGTCTCCGCCGCGCAAGGTTCTTTTGTAGGTTCTTTTACAGGGTTAGTGTCCGATTTTGAGACACGGGAATCGCGATTTTTGGGACACGGGATTTGCGATTTTTGGGACACGGCTCCCGTGTCCGAATTTGGGACACGGCTCCCCTCAATGTTCCCGCTTTGGACCTCGGCAATCCGTGTCTCATAATCGGACACGGCAAACTCTATATGTGGGGGCTTCGCAAAGTCGATCGCCAAGACGTAGAAGGTCGGCATCTGCTTTTGCGTTTTCGGGTTCACCCTTGGAACGCGGACCAACAGCCCGGTGCCCTCGAGGTCCTCGAGATGCCGGTTCACGGTGGATCGCGACATGTTGCAATCGTGGGCGAGCAGAGCCTGCTCGGGATCCACGCGCAGCGTGTCTTTGTTGTGGCGGTCGGCCAGCATGACCAGGACCCGCCATGGCGCTGGCTTTAGCTGTCGCTGTTCAAGCGCCCAATTCATTGCGCGATGGCTCATAGCTCACCGCACAACATCGCCCCTCGACGTTGCTCCATGTCTCTGCTCCTGAAATAGGTTTGCTGCCTTGTTGGGGGCTTCTCTGGCCCCGGAATTGACCGTCGCTTTGACACGCGGTCATTGCCCTCCGAAAATGTCGTATGCGCCCCAGAGGGCGAGACAGATTCGAGGGATTGATTTGATGTTTGAAGCGTTGGTGTTCTTGTTCGTGATTTTCTGCGCCGTGCGGCTTGTGATCGTGCTCAGGCGGCGAAAGAAAGGCGCGGCGGGTGATGGTCAGGACGGCGGAGAGCCGTGGTATCACCAGCCATGGGTAGAGGCGCAAAAGTGGACCGAAACCGCTGATCCGCCCGAGAACGGCAAATACGCAACCTGGGATGAGGCGCTCAATCGCCCGATAACGGACGCTCTGCGTTTCGAGATCGAATACGCCGATCGCGACGGCGTCGTAACGGAACGAACGATCAGGCCGCAAATGATCCACATCGCAGGGGATCGGCTGTACATCGAAGCATACTGCGAGGCCCGAGAGGAAACCCGGACCTTTCTCGATAGCAACATCCGAGCGACGAAAAACCTTCAGACAGGCCGCTCGTTGTCCGATCTGGGCGGCTACCTTCGAAGCCGATACTAGGGCCGCAAAGGTCCACGTGGGGCTCGAGCAGCGATCTGGACTTATAACCTGAGCAGCGAATCTGCTGCTGTGCAGCGTGGGGCTGGAGGTTAGTCCCGAGATAAGTCCGGACATTAGTCCGTCAAAAGGCAAAAAAAGAGAGGTCGGCGTCATATCAAGCGGCCTCCCCAAAGAGCATCTGCAAGGCGACAGGGCCGTGCTCACGGACGGCAATGGCAACATGCCCGCCAACGGCACCGAAATCGCCTTTCCACCAATTACGTGCGGTCCGCTCCGACACGTTGAACACGCGTGTCACATGACCGATGTTGCGGAAATTGGCTTGGATATACGCCTGCCACCGCGCGGGAAACTCCCGGTGAACCTGATATGGATCGTAGCGCGGATTTTCGGTGGACGAAGGTCCGGTCGCCTGCCCAGGCCCCATTGTGACAGGCTCACCATATGATGAGCCATTTACATAAATCACGACAGGGGACTGAGGCGCGGCGATGTTCATGCAGCTCGCTCCTCAAGCTGAAGGAACGAGAACAGAGTGCGAGGTGGCTCATCCTTGCCTTGCGTTGCAGCCATTTGGCACAAAGCGTCGTACCAGGCGGCGGGGAGTGTCCCGGCCTGCATGTGCGAATGAACCGTTGTGTGCTTCTTCTTCAGCCCCTGCGCAACCGCACGGTAGCCTCCCAAAGCATCAATGAACTCTCTCGGATTTGCATACATACACTCCGCGATAATCCGAAATTTGCGGATTTTCAACATCCAAAAGAGAGAAAATTCAAAAAATTCGGATTTAGTTTATCGAATGACCATGGATATTGAACAGAAAGAACGCCTAGCCCGATTGGGCGACATTTCCCCCGACGCAGTCCGTGCAAGGCTGCTCGCGGCCCGAAATTCTATAGGCATGAAGCAGCAAGACGTGGCCAGCGAGGTGGGATTGAAAAAGACCACCTTCAACTCACAAGAGACCCGAGGCGCTCCTAGCGCGGTAACAATGCGCTACTATCACAGGCAGCACCGGATCGACTTCAATTTCATTCTTCATGGGGATTTCGCTCAGCTCCCGCAGGACGTGCAGGAGAGGCTTTTCGCTGAGCTCGCCGCTTCCACTGAGTGACCGGGTCAAAAACCCAATTCAAGTCCACTCCCAAAAATCTGAGCGGTTTTGCTATCCAGGCGTAAATCCTCACTTCGATTCTCCAATGTTCACGTTTCATTCTCCTTGATGGTCGCTCGCCTGTAAACCGCTCAAAACAATAAATCCGCATTTTTTGGATTTGTCCATTGACCAATCCGCAATTTTCGGATTACGTCACTTCCAACAAAAACGGAGGCGACGATGCGGCATTTCATTCCACCAAGGATCCCGGCAGCACAACCTACGGTGCAGCTTTGCGCAGACGCACGGCAGGTGGTTGCGAACCCCGAGCAATACGCGGATCGCCCGCTGCTCCGCCGATTGGCATGGATGACGCTCATGACCGAGCGCGGGAATGTGGTTGACCAGGACCGTCTCGCTCGGATGCCGGTGGAGGTCGCTAATGTCTGATATCGACCACGCCCAGCGCCAGGCTTTGATCGACGCACACAAGTCGCTCAGCCACGGTGGTCTCGAGGAAGTCGCTGGTGATCGCGGCACGGTGTGGGTCGGAGCTCACCCCGATGTTGAGAACGAACACCATGGGGTGGTCGTCTCCTCACTGCATCACCGAGGCCTGGTCGAACGGATCGGGCAGAAGCCCATGCGCAGCGCCCACATCACCGAGGACGGCATCCTCGAGCTGAACATCGCCGGGGTGGTCGAATGAGCCGTCGCCTTAACCTTGAACGCTTGCGCGGAGTGGTCGCGGTATTTGAGACGATCGAGCCCGAGAACCGGTTGAACTCTCTGACCAAGCTCGCCCGCGACAACGGCGGGACCTGGGATTGGGCGGGCGCAAGGCTGCCGGTGACAACTCCCATCTACATCGAGGTGTTCAAGGTCCGTGCCACCGCTGAGACCCTGGATGACCTGCCCAGCGCATGGATGGCAGAAGCCCAGCGCCTTCTCGAAGCCGCGGAGACGCGAAGCGAGGTGGCGGCATGACGCACCGCAAGCGCCTCCCAGATCGCCGCCCTTCCATCACCCGCCGCCTCGAATGGCGAACCGAAGGCGGTGCCCATCATTTTCACGTCACCATCGGTGTGGACATCGCCACCGGGCAGCCGGTGGAAGTGTTCTACGCCGACGGGCAGCGGATCGGGTCGCAGCTTCAACACGCAATCCAGGATGCCTGCGTCCTTATCAGCTTGCTCCTCCAATATGGGGTTGAGCCAGGCTCGATCGAGAAAAGCCTATCCAGCGTCCCCGTCCTCGGGGAACCGCAACCGGCCACCGTGATCGGTGTGATCGCCCAAGCAGTCAAAGAGGGGGTGATCGCCGCATGAACGCCCTTAAACCCTTGCCTCACCCCGTAGATGCGCACTCACTGCCGCGCACCGGGGACAACTCGTCCTCGAGCCGTGTCTCGACCAGCTCGAGGGCACCTTTCTTCTTTCCCAACCTTGGCGATGAGATCGAATTCACGCGGGCAACCGGGATGCCACCAGAACGCGGGATCGTGCGCGGTCGCGAATTTTGCACACTGCGTCGCGAGATAATCGACATGAACGCCAATCCCCTGACGCTCGTCCCCGGCCAATACCACCAGGTGCAGCCATGAGCAGGGTTACCAGAATGCCGCGTCCCACTCACGGACGGCAGCCCTCGTCGGTCTCAACTCCTCCCGAGACCGGCGGGGGCATCGAAGGCGAGATGCCCACATTCAAGTGCCCGCTCTGGCCGGGCTGCGATTGCCCCGGCGGGACCATGAGACCGGAGTGTCCGGGCCTCAAAGATCGGATCGAGGACGATGGGTTCATCACCATCTACCCGCCCGTTGGAGGTGCTAAATGATCGCTCCCTCCTACAACGGTTCTCTCGTTCCATGGACCTCCCCTTGGACTGGCGAGGACGCAGAGCATGAGGTGCGGCGCGAGCACTACCTCGACGGCGCATGGGCGCTTTGCCAGCGTGTCGCGCCCGGTGAAGGCAAGCCCATCTTCGGCTCCGCCCACTATCAGCGCCAACGTCAGGCGATCGTCCAGGGTCGGTGTGACGTATGCGGGCGCATGATCCGCCCAGGACAGGCCAAGGTTCTTCTTCATCCAGGAAGCCGCCTAAAGGGCACCGATGAGGTCGGCCATGTGATGGCCCCCTCGCACCGCGAATGCGCGAGACTGGCCGCGGACACCTGCCCGTGGATCGTGCGCGAGATCGAAGCCGGAAAACTGACGGTCACTGTGGTCCGCAAATCGAGGGTCGCGCTGGCAATTCTGGATCCCGAGATCGTCGAGGCTGAGACGGGCAAGCGCTTTGACTTTCCTGTCGTCGGCCACGCCAAACTGATCGTTGACAACTCGCTAACCCGCGATGCCGAGTGGCTCCTGCGCGAGGTGGCGGCATGACGCATCACTCCGCATTGTTCCCCGCGTTCGAGATGAACGCCTTTAGGATGCCGCAATGGTTCATCGGCCACGGCCTCCACAACTACAAGCCGCTGGTCACCATGCTCCGCGCGAGCTGGCAGCATTGGGCGGAAGCGGATGCGGACGGACTGACGAACCTGTCGCCGATCATCATGATGTTCAACGCACCGCCACCCGAGATCAAGAAGCAGGTCGGTGGGCACATCTGGCACAAGATGCGGACTGCCAGCACAAAGGCCAACGTCAATCGCATGGTTCTGCGGCTGGTCGGTGGGTGGTCCCTCGAAGAAGCAATGGAATGGCCGGTCCATGAGCGCCGACACGCCAAAACGCTCATCAAATCCGCCACCAAGTCTGGCCTATTGCTCGCCTGCCGTCATACGCAGCCGGGTCAAAAGCTCATGGACAACTACCGGATGGCGCTCGATTTCGCCCGGCTCGGCGGCACCATCGACCCAACATGGGGCCGGAAACGTTTGAAGCGCGAGCACGACGCGCTGGCGATGCAACAGGCACTCAAGAGCTCCGATCCCTCGCCCTGGGCCAAAGCCTGGCACTTTGACATCGATGGCTACACCTTTACGCTGCTCAAGTCAGAGGCTGAGCTGGCGGTCGAAGGCATCTCCCAACGCCACTGTTGCCGATCCTACGCGCAAGCCTGTCGCAATGGCACAGAAACCGTCTTCAGCATCATGGGGCCCGAGCGAGCCACAGTGAGCTGGAATAGCCGCCTCAATGAACTGCAGGTCAAAGCGTTTGCCAACGGATTTGTCCGTCAGGAAACTAAACGCGCGGCAAGCCGCTGCGTCAGTCAGTACCTACTTCACAAAGTGGGGCGAGATGATCCCGATAGGAGGGCCGAATGACACCCGATCGCAAAGCCCTGATCGAACGCATCCGAGCGATGCAAGCCAAGGCTGAAAACGAGGCCAGCACAGAGGCCGAAGCCATTCAGGCTGCGGCAATGGCTGCGCGGCTCATGTCCAAGCATGAAGTCACCGATGCGGAGCTATCGCTGATCGAAGGTGGCGGCGACGGAATTCAGATGCAGCGGGTGAACCACGGCACCAAGAAAATGCACTTCGCCCTGAAATATGCGGCGCACGGGATTGAGACTCTGACCGAGACGCGAGGCTACGTCGGCACAAACTGGATCGATGAGCAACGGCTTGTTTGGACGGGGTTGGACAGCGACGTGGAGATGGCCGTATACCTCTCGCTGTTGATCAAGGGCGCAGCCGATCGGGCATGGCGCGATCATGCAAAAGGGCGGTTCTTCAGGAACCGGACCCTCTCCCGAAAGTCCTTCCTGATCGGCTTCGGTCGTCGCATCACCGAGCGCCTGATTGAGCTCTCGCAGGAAAGAAAGACAGCTCGATCGTCCACCGGCACCGCTTTGGTACTCCGAAAAGATGCTCTGATCGAAAGCTACCTCGCCGACCAGGACATCGACATCGGCGAGACGCGACCTCGAAAAACCATGATCGACGAAAACTACGATCACGGTGCCAGCGCGGCAAACGGAGTGAACCTGTCGCGCCCATTGGAAGGCGATGCTGGCGCTGATGCCCTGCACCTGGTGGCAAGCAAATGACCGCCCAGCGCCTCCCTTCCTGGGCTGTCGAGCCTATCGACATGAACGGGGCCGCGGCGGCGCTCGGCGTAAGCCGTCGAACATTCATAGCTATTTTGGCCCGACATCCGCATTATGAGCTCAGGGGTCGGAAAAAAGTGTTCTACCCCGAGCACATAACGCTAATCAGAGAGGGGCTGAAATGCGAAAGGACTGGGACCCGATCTGGGACGAAAAGTGGGGCTGGAAAGTCGATTTCTACATCGAAGGCGAGCGGGTTCGCCGACGCCTTGGCCTCCGTGACAAAAGCCTCAAGAGAATCGCGACCCAAAAAGCGGAGCAGCTCTACCGCGAGCTCTGGGACCGTCGTCTCAATCCAGTAGCACAACGCAAAGGGACGCCCTTCTGGCAAGCGGCCAAGGGATACGTGGACGCGGGCGGCGAAGCCCGGTTCCTCCCCAAGCTGATCCGACACTTTGGCGAACACACCCTGATCGAGGACATCGACGAACCAGAGATCGTCGCCGCGGGCGTGACAATCTATCCAGGCCGCGCTCCCGATACGATCCGACGCCAGGTGCGGGTTCCGATCACCGCTGTGATCCGTTGGGCCCAGGGAACCAGGCGCAGGCCATCGACGGATAACAAGCGGGTGCGCTGGCTCACCCCCGAGGAAGCCGAGGCCCTGCTCGAGGCGGCGGCGGCGCTGACCCTGCCACGTCACACCAACCCGGAACCATATACACTCGCCAAGATTGCCTTCTTGCTCGGCTCAGGATGCCGAACCGGCGAGTGCTTTGCCGCCAATGTCGTTGATTGGAATGCTGGCACCCGTCAACTCTGGATCCCGGCGATCGAGGTCGGAGCCGGGAAAACGCGCAGCTCCGCTCGGTGGGTGAAGCTGCCGGAACGTTCGGTCCAGCTCATGGGGGACCTGCCAATCAAAGGGCGCATGTTCCGCACTCCTTACGGCAAGGAGATCAAGCTGATCGATGGGGGCGGCGGGCAGATGCAGGCGGCTTTTAACAAAGCCCGCGATGCCGCCGGGCTGGGCGAGGATGTGACGCCGCATGTGCTGCGTCATACCTGGGCGACATGGTTCTACGCCCAGACCCGCGACTTCGGCACCCTCATGGACCAGGGCGGATGGTCAAAGGCCGACATGGCGAACCGATATCGGAAACTGGCCCCAGATGACCTCAGCGAGCGATTGCTCAAACACGGCTGGGATTTCCGGCCCGAGCTGCCCGAGGACCGGCGGACTAGGCTGCGCGTCGTCGGTGATGAGTAGACACGACCGAGCCTGTACAGCGGCACCCACTACACAAGAGCCCGCTGGCATCGGCCACAATGGCGGGCCCCCGACGCCGCTGTTCGGCCTCCACGCGGCATGGCTGCGATTTGCCAATGAGATGGAACTCCGCAGGCTCGCGAAGCTGCATGTTCGCATCGAGAGAAAGAAGGCGGCGATGAAGGAGCTCGTAAGCGAGCGCCAGCGCATCATGAACCGCTGCATCCGCCGGATGCGACGCGACCAGGGCAAAGACTGAGCCGTCTAACCGGTCATGCGCGAACCAAGCTCGGTACTAACACGCTCCATGGCTTCGACCACTTTATCGTGGATGACGTCTCAATCGGTTGACCTTCACACGACCCTCTTGGTCTTTCATAAACACTTGCAAGTGCTCTTGTTCGTGCTCGATTGTTGCTATGTGGCACAGCAGCTGATCTTCTAGGTGTTTTTTTTGCTGCACGGCTTCTTCCAGCATGAGCTCGTAGTCAATTCTTTCATTAAACGGGTTTCGAGCGTGAAGGACCTTGTTTAGTTTCCCGTGGTTTTCCGCGAGGGAAGTGCGGTTCATTTTGAGCTCGGGCGGAAAGGTAATTTCGTATTCAGCCTCGCCTTGATGCGGCGCGACCCAAAACGGCTGCGGCAAAAAATCGGGATTGATCCGCTCCATTCCCTTCATGATCTTTCCGAGGTTCCACTCCTTCTCAAACGCTCTCCAGGTTTTCTGGACCTTGCGAAGATTACCAGCCATGCTGGCAAAGGCCACCAGCTCGTAGCATTTTCGAAGCTGAAGAAATGCGCTTTCGGCAGGACCAAGAAGTACTATGCCCGCGTCTTCAAACTCTCTGACATTCCAATCGAAGATCACAAATCGATCGTTGATTTGCGTCATACAGCGAGCATACGCATCCATGTACTCAGAACCATCATGCGAAGCGCTGGACATTCTAACCCTCCGAAGATTCTGGGCAATTATTGGGCAATCGCCGTTTTCGCCCCCAAATTCGCCGCCAGTTTGCGATTTTGCGCAAGTTTCGGATATGTCGCAAAATCAATGGGTTGGGTGGCGGAGACGAAGGGATTCGAACCCTCGAGACGGTTTCCCGCCTACTCCCTTAGCAGGGGAGCGCCTTCGACCACTCGGCCACGTCTCCGCCGGCGGGTTTATCCATCCGCAGGCCGAGGGGCAAGGGGGAATATGTGTCTCGTCCAAAAAGGTGCTGACTTGATCGACGTTCCTGCGGCGGGTCGGAAAGAAAACCGTTGTCATTGGCACACACGCACGACCCGAAAGCTGCGCTTGGAATGCAACCCCTTACTGGCTACCTTGGAGCCATATTGAAGGGAAAACACTTTGCCAGACTGGGTGACAACAGCGAAGGAATGGTTGGACGAACATAGCGATTTGCTCGACCTTGTTAACGCCGCGCTGGCCTTCGCTGCGTTTGCGGCACTGATCTGGGCCGTAACGCACATTATCCGCAGACCCGGCTATTGGGCGAAGCTTGAGGGTCACTTTTCAAACCCTGCCAACTACGGCGATCTTTACAAGCGTTACAACCGCAGCCCGGGCGATGGGTATTTCACGGCCATCCGCTGGGTATTGGGTGCCGCGCATCGGCTTTATGGACGTCGGACACTTTCCTTGCGTGCCTTTGGTACGTGCCTGACGATTGCGGTCTTTTATCCCCTTCTCGCGGCAATTCTGGGCTGGGTTTTTGCCAATAATCAC